GTAAGGAATACCATATTCTATTTGCAAATTACCTTCTGAAAAAACATTTTTAACTCTGAAGCTGATATCAGAAATTGTATTGTAAATCTTAACAAGGCTGACAAGCTTAGTTAATTTAGTTTCACTACCTTGAATAGAGTGTACAACAGAAGTATCAAAGGTGTGGCTAATAATTTTTTGAGAAACCAGAAATAAAAACTTATCAAGAGAGTTTAGCTTAGTTTTATCGTTAGTATATTCTTCGAATTTTAACTGGCAAAATAAGTCTACCCCTGTATAATCTTCATTGGCTAATAAAAAATGTAAATCAATGCAATCCTGTGTTGAGAATTGTTTAGCGAGTACATTTTTTCCAGAAGAGTAGATCTTAAATGTATAATACGGCACCGTATTAATTATTAAGTAACCTGCTGGATGGCAATAGGGGTGTGAGAAACCTCGTAATTAGTATAACAGAATGTTGTATTAACAGTCTCCAGGGAGTTATTATCTGATTGAACATACTCTAAAGTACCCATGTCTTTAGGAAAGCAATTCTTAAACACAATAGTTTTTCTTGCTGCCCAAGGGTTATTGTAATTAGGTATTGCGGAATTAGAGTTGCTGTTAATCTGTTGGTTAGCCTGTCTTTGCTGATCAGTTTGACCAACACCGGTTCTAGTCATTAAATGGCAAGTAATATCTTGTTTTAAATCGTATATTGCGTTGTTGCTTGGGTTACCATTATCTCTTGCAATGGTAGAGTAATATGACATTAAAACAATCCAAGGTCTAATAATATGATCAATGAAGCTAATTGTACTTTCGTAAAATGTAAGATTAAGGTTATTTAAAAATGCACTACTTCTACCACCTGCATATGGTACACTTCTAAAGCCTCTAATATCCATTTCTGGAACAGATGAATTGTTGTTTTCCCCTGAAAAATTAAAACTTCTACAGAATATACAACCAATATTTCTAGTGAACTTTGGATTAGATAACGTTTGTTTAGCTAAATCATTGTTGCGAAATGTTTCGCTCAAATCAATTAAATTTTGCTCCACTATCAAGTTTGGTATTTTAAACTGAACAACCCAAAAAGTTCTTAGTGGTACTGCAGCAGCATACTGAGAAAGAGCATCTAAGAAACCCATGTGAGGGGCTGGAAAATTTAAAATTAAATTAGATCCAAACTGAGGGGTGGTATATGGGAGCTGTTGACCAGCCCCATTCACAAGAGCTAAATTATCATTAATAGCAGGCTGGTTACCGTTAACCAGCGGATTAATAACATTTAGTGTATCTAAGAGACCCATGTAATTATTTATAGATTATAGACATTATTGCATAAAAAAGCCCTTGGCTTTTTGGCCAAGGGCTTGAATTATCTTACAAATTAAGGTACAGCAACCCCGGCTAACGGAGCAACTGGACGTTGAGCAGCAGCAACAAGTGGGTTCTGAATCTGTGTCTTAGTCCAGAATTGGTAAGCAATAGTTGCAGTGAAGTTTACAACATCACCAGAACCTGTAGTATCCATTCCTAAATTACCTACAACTGTTGGATAAATACCGATTAAAGTATATTGAGTTGTTGGGGATTCAGCACTTACATTGTTGTAAGTATAGAAGGAAAGTACATTTTCTTGCTTAACTGTATAAGCACCACCAGACTGTCTTTCATCGAATGTAGCAAAAGAGATACCTTCGAAGAATGATCTGATGATTTGAGGTTGGTCACAATAGAATTGTAAATCCATTGTGCCTGCGTATTGAGCTGTACCCGGTACTGAGAAGTTTAATCCCATGAATGGTACAGGTACTGAATTAATTGTACGGTTAGGTACCTCAGCTGTCTTGAGGTAGACGAGTGAGTCTAAACCAAGAGTGAATCCCTCGTAAGAGAGTGCTGAGATTCTGTACTGGTGATTGCGCAAGAAATCTCTTTGCTGCATCACTCTGAAATAATCTGTTATGTTTAATGCCATATGTTAAATTCCTTTCTTAGTTTAGACTAACTCGTTGAAGTTTTGGTCTGTTCTAGTTGCGTAGAAGTTTACCAAGATGAACTCAGCTGAGCGAGTAGGCTTGATGTAAATGTCTACAACCAATTGATTGTTGTCAATTACAGTTGGGGTGTTATTTCTTGCATCGCAAACGATGAGGTAATCATACATACCCTGATTGTTCTTGACATTCTCAAAAATTGGATTGAGAACGTTAACAACATTTGTTCTTGTAAAGAGCGTGTTAGGCTCGAATACGAAGTACTTAAGTGTTGTTCTTGTAACCTTCTCCAAATACAAGAACAATCTTCTAACGTTGATTCTGTCAAAGGCTGAAGGTGTTGACAACTTAGTCTTTTGACCGAATACTGTGATACCGTCGTTAGGGAACTTAGTAATTGGATTGATACCCTGCTTGTAGAGCAAGTCTCTGTTGCGTTGGCTTGGAGATACTGCAATATCAAGCACTGGTGTTGGGAACTTACCTCTTGTAAAGCCTGCTGGTGCGAACCATGGAGCGTAGTTAGCGTCATCCTTGGCCATCATACCGGCAATTAAACCAGAGACTGGAATCCAAACATTATCACCAGAAGTTAAATCATTGACCAAGGCCCAGTTACCGTAAACTGTAGCATAACTTGTGCTTGTTGTATCAAATTGATTTCTCAACGGTGTATTAATGTGCTGAGTAAAAGTATTATTTCTGTTAGAAAGAACTTTTGTTCTAGCACCTGTAATAAAGATAGGGCGTAGAGCATCAGCAATGAACAAGTGATCTTTTCTCACATCCTGAGCAAATGTTCTAAACACTTCATATACAGCCAAGTAATTGTTCTTCAAATCCTGAGCCTTATAAGTGAATGGTGCAGACCCTACTCCTGGAACTGTAGCAGAAAGCGTATCTGCATCAAGATTGCCATTTGTACGATAGAAGCCTGTTGATGTTTGACCGCTAACAGTAGCACCAATATCAACAACAACTGTATCATCAAATGCCTGCAACTGAGCAGATGGTGAACTTAGCGTATTGCAAATTGAATACATTGTACCCAAACCTGCTTCAACAGACAAGTCGATTCTCAATGCATCAACATCATCAATTGTTTGGAATACTCTATCAATCTTAGCTGGAGCGTTACCAATTGCGAATGTAGTAGCACCGTTAACTGTACTGTTAAGGATTGTTGGGCAATAGCTATAAAGAGCATCTACCGGGAATAAGAATGCATTTAAATATGCTTCAATATTAGCATATAAGGATCCAGAAGCTGGAGTTACCCATGCTGACAAACCATTACCGAATAATGGAGTATTAGCAAAAGCAGCATTGTTCTTTACTTGCTCTGTTTTAGCTACAGTACCGCTTGTAGAATGGTTGAAGAGAACAAACTTACTAGGTTTACCGGCAGCATTTGTCCAATCACCAGAAACAGTTGAGATATTTGGGTTTACAATAATAGAGATATAAGTTGAACTATCCTCAACATCTCCAACGAAGAAGTTGACTGGCTGTCCACCGTTTTGAGATTGTACTTGTCTTCTGCTATTGAAAGAACCTAAGAATCCATCAGGGAAAGTGTAATCCAATGTTACAGCCTGTGGGGTGTAAATTGATTGTCTTAATTTAGCAATTCTTAAGCTAATTGAATCAATAAATGCTCCCTGGAACAAGTTAATATTTGGATCTTGTTGCTCAATTTGACGAGAAACAGATGGAATATTGCTTGTTGCACCAGATTCAAGTACAAAGTTAAGTCTAGAACTTGGAATTGTTAAATACTCACCATAGTTAGTATGAGTCTCATTAAGCGGAGAGTATTTAATTGATGTAACACTATTAAAATCTGATTGTGGGTCAGTATCTAAGCTATCTGCAATGCCAATTGTATATCCTTCAAGAGACTTGTTATCAAATGTTGATTGGAACTTATTTAGAACAAGAAAACCAGCAGAAGCTAAATTTGCAAATGTTGAAAATTCTCCAGCAGATGTTCTTACAAATTGACTTACAGTAGAAGAGTCAATCCAATTAATATTGCCCTGTAAAATAGACAAATACTGATCTTCTGTTAATTGTAAATATTCAGGAGCACCGACAAAATACCCAGATTGTTCAGTTGAAAATGTTGCTGTGCTTGATAAATTGAAAGCAAAGCAAGTTTGAGCAAACGGAACAGCCGGATAAGCTAAGCAGCTATATTTTGCTGAGGTTGAACCAACACCAGTACCAGAGCCGTAAGGCAATCTGGAAACGATGGGTCTACCACCTCCGTTTAGAACCCCTCTTACTGAGTAGTAAAAGTATCTTTCTGCTGCGTTTGTAGGAGTTCCATAAATGGTTGTAAATGTTTGAATATCAGGAATTTCAAGCACCTCTTCAATCGGGCCTTGATTAGCGTAACCTAATACCAAAACATTAGTACCATTTGGAACAACTGCTCTAAGAGATAAATCTACCTCATTAATCTGAACACCAGGACTTTCTATAGTTTGTGTTGGCATATGTTTTAATTATTTATGTTTCGGCAATGAAAGTTTTCTAAGGAATAATAGTAAAAGTTAATTGACTAAATTCAAAAGTAAAACTAGAAGAGATTTCTTCACTGCCTTGATAATTAAAATTTATACCGTTCAACGAAGTAGCAAAACACTGAGAAAATACAAACTCCCCTAATACCTGATTATACTCATTTAATGGCTGCAAGGATATCTGAGAAGCATATTTTGGAATATATCCTGGAGCATTTGGGTTAATCAATCTATTGGTACCAGCATCTACTAATCCTGAATTATTAGCTGCATCAAAAACAGATGTCTTTGGATCATTTAATAAGGCTAACCATTTCCAAATTACATAGTAATTATAAAATTCGCTATCAACATTAAAATTAACTGTAACAGGGTCATAGGCTGGTCTAGAAAAAGAAGATACCTTTGGTACTTGCCCTTGATAAGGCACAGCAATAGATGGTACACTAATAGCTGGTACAACATTACCCCAAACAGACATCTGTAGCTTATCAGAAATAATTTTTGATGGTGTTTCATTACCATACCTTACATCAATTTTACGCAAGGCCTCAGGCATAGTAATAATAAGCAAAAACTTGTCTACTCTTGCTTTATTAAGAACAGCCTGGTTAAGATAATTATGTTTGTCTGTAATGTCTTTATAGCTCATACTTTATTTCTTTTTCCAATTAACTCGCTTAGAA